CTTACCGCGCTACTTTCGTGAGGAAGTGGAAACAATTTTCTATCAATCAACGGCCAATCATCAGCATTAAGTTTTTGATAACGAACTAACAATTTCCTGTTGTTCCCCCAAGTAGTCAAATACATTTCCCCGTTGATATGGGTAAACCATTCTAAAAGTGAGTATTCATAATTCTCAGTTAGTGCTTCCTCTTTTAAATCTGATTGCTGTAATCCTTGGGCTTCTCTTCTGGCCTGTCGCGCTTCCTGAGTAAGGTTTTTAGTATCTTTATCTTTTTTAAGATAACCTATATTAAAATATGATGGATGTTTTCTCATCTCTCCTTTTGACAATCCAACCTCTCTCCCCCAGAAACGCCATGCTCCATAACCCTTTTGATTTCCATTAACAGAAGTTCCTCGAGGGTCCCGAATTAATATCATCGGGTCCAACACTTCAGCAACAGGACACATCATTTCAGGTCTTCTATCAAATTCATTTAACAATATATATCCTTCTCCGAAAAAACAAGCATCCCAATCCCATTCATAATCTAATTCATCTTTCTCCATTTTCCCGTAATCGTGTTCGGAAACAGCAGTTAGATTCTCAGCAGTTTCATTATCCCCTTCTTCTCTTCCTTGAAAAATAGCTGTTAATCTGTCCTCGTAAAGAGTAGCCAGTACAGTTTGTTGAATAGCAAATATTAAAGGATCTCCCACTTTTGCTTTGTCGCGCTTCTGATTATTATAAAGTTTCAATCGCCTTAAAGACTCTATCCGTTTTGCCTGAGTAAATTCCCAGCATAACTTATACTCTGCCTCAATCTGGCGTTGTAATACCTTTCTTTCATCTGAACTCAAAGGAGATACCTTTTTTTTAGGAGTTTCTTCCTCTTTAATTTTTTCTTCTTCTTGAGTTTCGTCAGCCATTATTTTTTCTTAGTCACTTTTTTATAAGTGTGGACCTCACCTCCAATACTATCTCCCTTTCCACCACCCTTCGGAATACAAAAATTCATCCAATGAGTAGCATCAATTCTTTTTCTTCTAACTCTTCCACCGGCTTCTACGCATTTATTAAAAGCTGCGGGCATGTTAATAAATATCTATTTTCCCCGCTCTTACCTTTTCATCGACTTCTTTTTGATCCTCTGCTGATAAGGCATCTTCCATAGCGGCAATCGCTTTGAATTCTAACTGGGACATTACCTCTCCATCATCATCTTCCTTTTTCTCTTTAATGTTTATTCTGGCTATGATAATAAAATCCTCTCCAGCTTCTTTCTTTTCCAGTATAGGAAAATCTTTGGCCGTTAAAAAAAGCGTAGGATAAATCTCCTCCACTTTTTGAGGTTCTTCCCTGCCCGGCGCTCCAATTCTCTCTGGGTCAATAGGTAAAAGTTTTGGAACTATATTCATAAATTTAATATTTATTACTTTTAATTATATTTTCTATTTTTTCCATCGGCTGTAAGTTCTCTAAAGCCCAGCATTTTTTAAACTCTGGGTCTTCTGAAGAAACATAATGAAATAAACTTCTTGGCTTTTTATGGTCTATTACCCAATAACTTCCGTAGTTGTCCCAATCCATTTTGTTGTCAAACTGATTTTCTAAACGGTTCATTAAATCTTTTAAGGCATAACCGACCAATATTTCCCATTTTCTTCCTGCTTTCCTACCTTTTAATGCTGTAAAAATATGAGCACGAATAATACTATTTAAACGAAATCTAATATCTCTCTTATACCGTTTCTTTTTAAGCACTCTATCATATACTCTTAATTTTTCTTTGTTCTTGTCATACCATTTTTTGCTATAAGCCTTATTTTTTTGATAATACTCTTTATTATAAAGAACACACTCCTCTCTATGTTTAAAATAATATCTTCGCTTATAAACTTTTACTTTATCAGGATTTTTTTCTTTCCATCTTTTATTAGAAAGTAAATATTTTTCCTTAGTGCGAATCATTATTCTAACAAAAAACTCCCAAATCAGGAGTTGAATTATTTCCTATAATACTATTCTTCTATGGGTTTATAGAGGGTCAATTCAACCCCCTGTCTTTTCTGGAGTTCTTGTCTAGTTATTTAATTTTTTATTTTTACTTCTTTTTCTTCTTCAATTCGTCAACTGTTTTACAAGCTACTATATATAATAGTTTGACGATATTGTCAAGCTGTTCTTTTGTATATTTCTCTTTTAAAAACTTACGCACTCCTGTTGGCTTAATATCAACATAGTGTGAATAAAGTTTATTATTATAGAATAGCAAAAACTCAAACCTTGTGTCAAGCCCCCGGATATACACAGGGCAATTTTTATACTTTATTTCTTTTATGACCTTAATTTTTTTCATTAAGCGAATGGGTCAAGATTTTCTTTTGTCTTAATTGATATGCTTCTCCTTTCCATTCTAGGCATAGGAAAAAATACTGGCTCTTGAACTAATATCCTGCCAAGATCCTCAATCTCATGATCATCTTTATCTACTGGTTTTTCTTTAGGACTCTTTCTTTCTGCTGCTGTTCCACGCCACTCATCCCAAACCAAATGTTCTAATTCCCAAATAGTTCTTTTACAAGTATCAAAAACATAAAGCTCCGGGGCCACAATAATTTCCTCTCCTCTCTCCTCATAATCCAAAGCGTCTTTAATTCTTCTGTCGGCCCGTGTTCTATCTTTAGTTGCCTTCTGATATTCTAATCCTAAGTCCCATAACTTAGCAGCAAGAGTTTGTTCCCCCGGATTGTCCTGGTGTTTGTCTTCTACAAAAGCTGACGGATCTGCCAACCTCATTTCTATTCGGTACCGATCTGCTTTTTTATTAATCCGATTAGCAAGCTCTCCAGTTGTAAAAACCCCATACAATTCATCCACTATAAACTTCGTTCCTTTTTTATCAACTGCCAACCACATCACAGCATCAGGGTTTCTGGGATGAGGATCAAGCGCCTCAAAAACTACATAATCCTTTTTTGTAATCTCGAAGGGCTTTATAATATGAACTTTTCTGTTGAACTTTTTAAACACAATTCCTACTAAGTGATGAAATTTACCGTGTATTCTGGCCTGTTTGTCTTCTTCATCATACTCGGCAACCATTCTTTCAATATCTTTATGCTTTAGAATACCGCGAATTCCATGCTCAATACAATTATCTTCAATGTCTGCCTGAACGAAATCTCTTTGGCCTTGCTTATCACCCTTGTAAGTCATTATATGGTCGTACATCCAGGCGCTTCCCATTAGAGGAGTGGCAGTAATAAATATTATACCACCTCTTCTCATTCTAGCAACTGTGGCTTTGAAGATAGCGAGAGGTGGTGGTTCGTCAAACCAAGCCCAACCCAAAGTGGCAGATTCAAATTCAGAAACATCTTGCTCGTAAGTCATCAACTCAAATTTGAATCCGGTATCAGTCCACCAATTATATTTGTAATTCTTACCTGATTTCTTATTATCATATCTTCCCTTAGGAAACCACTTCTTTAACTCTGGAACAATAATTTCTTTAACAGTAGTAGGATCTGAAACAATCCTTCCCTGTCTTGGAAATGGAAAATCTTTAAAGAGAGGTAAGTCTGTGGCCTTTCTTGTCCCACTTTGACAAAACCCTTCTTTCTCGTACTCCCAGTCAAACCTTTCTTCTTCAAACCACTTATTTCCTGACTGCCCCCATAAAATATGGGCTAATATGTTTGCTCCTCCAGCCGTCTTTCCTTCTCCATTGGCTGCCGATAATAAAGAAACAAAAACATCACCGGAGCCAACCATTTTAATAAACTGTTCTACCTTACCATTGGGTACAAAATATTTATGAGGATTTTGCTTTTTTCTCTCCTTTAGGGTTCTTTCCATCTTTTCTATCTCTTCCTCTATCTCTTCGTTTCTTTTCTTCCTCAAATTTTCTTCGCCTTTCTTCAAGGTCTGTGTCTGATGTGTCTTCATATTCGTCTATGATTTTAACTTTAGTAGGAGCATATTTGCCAAAGCGCTTATAAAACATATCTATTGCTCCTCTCTTCGATGGTTAATCTCCTAATTGGTTTATTAAGAACAGATGTTGTTTTGCTACATTGTCATCGTTGAATCCATACTCCTCTAATTTTAGAGTAATGTAAGCTGAGATGTTAGGTTTGATAAGGTTCTCATAAGCCATTACCGCAGCTAACTTTCTATTAGTCACTCCTGTTGATTTACCATTCTTTTTATACTCTACATCATAGCCAGCTTCAATTATTGCCTCTACTCCATTCCCTTTGAATTCCAAATACTTCTCAACGAATAGCTTCTGTTGAAATGTTAAACTATAATCCTTTCCGTCTAGTCCGGTAAATTTAAAGAATCTTGGTTTTCTTTTTGCCATTAGATTTAAAGTTTTGCTAATTCTATATTTTCTATTTTTGCCCAACCGATTACTCTATTGTAAACAAGCACTTCTAAAATATAACTCATATCTATATCTTGTGAGTATTGCCTTAATTCCAATTTCAATAATTTTGCTACCCGCCTTTTCTGAAAAAACCTTTTGCCTAATATCCAATAAGCAAACGGGGCTTGCTCTTTCAAACTTTTAAATACAAACCTATCAATTTTTCCACTTAGATTAAATCCCATTTTTTCAGATAGTTCTACGAGTGTTTTTGCCATTTTAATATCTTCTTAATAAATAATACTAACCTTTTTTTAAAAGAATGATTTTTTCATTAGCATCTAATGCTTCTGAAATAGTTTTATATTTTTCATTCTTACCGACAAAAACTCCTCTCTTTTTAACCTGCCTAGCATGCCTTTGAACTCCCGAGCAGTATTTAATGAATCTTCCTATGTGAACTTTTATTTTTCTCATTTTTTATAGCTTTCTTTAGTAATTTAGCTGAGACAAATTTCTCCTTTCCTTTTTTAATATCTACCGGCAAAGAACTCGTAGGAAATACTTTTATTTCTTTTGGGTATTTAGGTTTTAAAACTTTTATTTTGCTCATTTTTTCTTTTTCCCAGTAATTAATTTCTATATCATCTGTTCCAAACATTGTTTCTATGTCTTTAAAACTTTTCACTAACGAGAAATCAACTCTGTTCCTTAGAAGAGTAAGAAATAAACCCGCTGGGATTTTAATTGTTTTTCTCATTTTTCATTACTTTATTCTTTCTTATTAGTGCTTTACGAGTATTCTTAACTTGTTCAACTAAAATATCAATAACCTCTGATAAAATCTCCTCTGTCAATCCATCAGTTACAGTTACAAAATCTCCATACCATTTATCTCCCAACAATCTACCTGACCAAGCAATAGTTGGATAGCGATTAAAAATAACTACATCAAGTGGAATCCTCTTGTCAGCATTATTCGTAATCAGAAGCAAATTTGTTTTATATTTCATAATTTATTACAATTCATTTTATTTTCCCTAACTTTTTATCCTTTCTCTTCCCTAAAACAACTTCTAATCTTCTTATCTCCTCTTTTGATAGTTTAACATATTGGCCTTTAAAATAATAGTCTTTACCATCTTTCTTCCAGTTTTTTGGATCAGCAACTTCCATCTTTCCTTTCTCTTTCTCTTTGTAATGCTTTGCCGACCCTCCCAGACCCCATTTCTTCTTTGAGCCCTTCCAACATTTTATACAGGTAAACATCGAATCTCCTTCCCGGCCAGAACATAGCTTCCAATCGTGTATTCCTATCAGACAACTGAGCCGTCTGATTTTTCGGATCACTTTATAGATATAAAATCTTATCTTTGCTTTCAAAGGAACTTTCTTCATATCAGTTACCTTCTTCAGAATAGGCTTCTTCTTTTTTTGGTTTGTATGTTTTAAATAAAGTGCTTTTTTCTTTCTCTTCCTTTTTATTGCGCCACTCCGGACCTGCCTTCTTTGGCTTTGCTTTTGTTTTTTCTTCTTATTTTTCTTATTCATAGATTTTAGCTACAAACTAGGCTCCTCAATTTTAACAGCTACATGCGACTTAACTCTATAACCGGCCATTTTTATAATAAGCTTTATCGCACTTGCGGTAGTTCCAGCCCTGCCTATTACTAATCCCATATCTTCCTTAGCTACCCATACTCGTAGTAATATTCCCAGCTCATCAACTTCCTTCTTTATCTCTATTGCTTCTGAATTATTGACAATAGATTCAAGAATATGTTTAAGTAAACTTTCTACTTCTCCTTCCATAAATTTTTAAAATTAACTATTTTTTAACTCGACTTTTTCATAATCTTTTATCAACTTGTTTTATATCTTCTTTGAGCCGACCCATATAGTATTTCAGTTCCCGATCCGGTGCTTTTATTCTCGGCTCGCTGTACCTTTGCGCCATCTCTATAAAATAATCCAAGCTAATATCAACTCTTACTTCAGGATTATTTTGAGAGCTTTTAGGATGTCGCCACATTAAAGCTGTCTTGCTATGCTGAAGACCTTCTCTCTCTGACTGCTTTACCCACTTTGCCATTGATATAGTTTCAGAGTTTTTTGCCTCAATTACCAAGTCTAAAATCGGTACTCTAATATCTCCCTTATCCAGTGAAGCCCCGGACCCTGCTACCTCATAGGTAGATTTATCTAACTCATCTCTAAGTCTTTCTATAATTTGTAAAACAAGTTTTCTTCCTTTTTGTTTTCTATTTACCATCTTATTTTAGTGTAACCTATTTGACAATTCTCCGTCTTATATTATAATAAAGACGAAAGTTGGAAATTTCCGAGCCTCCTCATATTAAGTTAGGGAGGTTCTTTTTTTTCTTTTTTCCGACCATTGAATAACACTTTTTACACAGCTGATATTTTATTTCGCCATTAACAACACTTCTTATTTTCGCTTCTGAATTACACTTATCACACTTTCCCATAGACCTTCTGGTATGAAGGGCGTTTAATCTCCAGTTTTTCATAGTTATTTAGATTTTAAATAATTCTTTAAAACTCTTTTTACATTTTGGACATCTTGAATTAACGGGCTGACCAAAGATACTTAATCTTACTCGTCCAATATCTGCTCCACAATTAGGACACGGATATTCTCTACTTCGCCCAAAGTATTTTATCCTAACACTATCATCTTCATATAATTCCTTTGGGTTTATAGAAATCAATCTTGTTATTCTACCAGTTGAAACCACTTTTCTTGGTCTGGGTTGCCAGTTTTTATCATCACATTTTAATACTACATAAAAAATATATTTGCCTCCATATTCTAAAGCATCTTCAAAATGTAAAGCAAAATAGGTATTCGGTTTAAATCCTTCTTTTAAAATTCTTTCTGCTTTTTTTAAATTATTAACTCCGTGAAAAACAATTCTCTCTTTCTTCATATTAGTTTTTTAATATCTTCTAATGCTTGGGTTGATTATTGACAAATATGGGGGTGGGAGTCGCCTGCTCCCCGCCAAGATGGATTCGAACCACTTGATTTATCGGGTATGAATTCCTACCCGTTAGTCAGTATCCCGACTAATTATTTCCCCCATATTTATCAATAATTTTATCAATTTCTTCTAATGCTTGTTAGATTTTTTAATGTCTTGTAATGGTTAAAGTATCTCCTCTTTTGAGCTATACTCATATTTTTTCTTGTTTCTGGCGAATTAACATATCCTAATCTTTCTTTTCTTTTTAACTTTGACAATCTTATTTTTCTTTTAACTTCTTCAGTGCGAGGAACACCTTTCAATTTCTTTTTAAGGGCTGTATATGCCTGTGGAGATGCTGGTTTCCCCTTCATTGTTTTACTTAAATAATTCTTTCTTTCTTCTGTAAAATCATATTTAGTATGACAACTATAACAAAGCTGTATATAATTATCTCTATTCTTTTCCAATTCTTTTCCTTTTTTTAATGCCCAACTAAAGTATTTACAGATTTTAGGACAATCAGGATTATCACACTTATCAGCTTTCCCATAATGGTAATAAAGCCATTTATGGATTTTGTCGTAATGTCTTCTGTGATTTATTGTTTTGTGTTTCATTATCTAATTCTAACATATCTTGTCTTGCTTTGTCAATAGCAACTATGCACTTCTTTAATAGGTCTTGGTTTTGGGATTTGAGAGCTTCTAAAAGATAAATGTTAGCATAACTATTTAAAACTAATGCCTTACTCCTACAAGGTAATTTTCTCCCACACTGGCATTTCTCTCCTTTTTCAAACTCTTCTTCTAAAACTTTACATAGTTTATCAAAATACTCTTTTTTTAGTTCTTTTTTGGTCATAGTTTATTTTATTAAGTTCTTAAAAGTAAAGCAACTATAAGATTAAAAATTCCCACTAAGGTTAATAATGCTACCCAACCCCAGTTTCTATTAAAACTTCGTAATTCAGTTATCGCACAAATAAACATTACAATGGCAAATATAATTAAAATTATCTTCATAATTATAAACTTAATTGCTTTATTAATTATTTATAAACCTCAACCTCTTTAATTTGCTTCCCAAATTTTATTGCCTCTTCCTCACTAAACATCAACAAATCAAACCGGCCATCATACTTCCTGCTCGTTCTGTCCTCACAGACATACCACTTCCCGTCTATTCTGACCACAGTTCCAAACTCCAGTTCTCTCGGGCAGGCCACCGATCCCTCGTATACTCTCTTACCACTCGCCATTATGCCCGGGTTTTGTCCACATTGCTCTTTTGTTGGGTTGTAAGCTGTAATAGTAGCTAATGTCTGAATATGAGGGATCAAGGGAATTCTTGGGGCTACAACAAAGCAGTTTTCTAATCTTCCCTCAGGTTGAGGTGCTTCTTTATGAAGAAAATCTGAAAGAAGTACTATTCCTATAATTATCAACATCCCTATAACAATTCCTGTAAGGAATAAATCTATCTTATCATATTTCATTTTTTTAATTTCCTTGAGTTAATTCCCTGATGCCATCCAAACTCCCAGCCATCTTTCTTACAACAATAGACCTTATGGGTTTCGCAGTAAAGACAAGGTAAATATTCTTCCTTCTCACTCTGAACTCTATTCGTTAACATTCTTGCTTCTATTAATTCACATCCTTTGTCTTCATGATGATAGTGCTTTGACTCTTTTTGAAGTTTGGTTAAGTTATTCATTTTTCTTTGACCATTTTTTAACCCATTCCTCTGCCTTCTTTCTTGTTAGAGCTATGCCAAACTCGGTCTTATAATATTTTTTCCCTCTTATTTCTATTTCAAGTATTTCTTCAGTCATATCTATAATATCCCCACCAAAGTTCTCACTAAGGAGTATCTTTTTATATCTTTTAAGTGAAATCATAGTTTTTGTTTATTTCCATTTTATATCTTGTTCCCTACCCGCAAACTCCAGCCATCGTCCGCCGCTTTTAGGAAGCACCCAAACTTTTCCCTGTGCTTTTCTCATTTCATTTCCTCTATAATAAGGTTTTAATTTTTTAGAAGAAGAGTTCTTCTTTATATTATCTTTATTACTTATATTTATTGTATGAAGTTTCTTCAGGGTTTTACCTGAAGTTTCTTCAGGATTAACCTGATATCTTTTCCTACTCCCTGAAGTTTCTTCAGGGTTCATCCTCATCTCTATTCTCATCATAACAACAGAGTCATACCATAATTGAGTCGTTCTTAAAAACCCTTTCTTCTCTTTATGCTTTTCTACTATCTTCTTTTCAATAAGTTTATTGAGAATTGTCCAAATTGTCCTATCAGTTAAGTTTAAATATCTACCCAGTGTTTCCTTAGAAGCATAACACCATCCTTTAATTTCACTTTTTGGATTGCTTGAAAGGTGATAAATACTATCAGCAACACAATACTCAGCTAAAGTTAAACCTAATTTCTTTCTGGCCTGATGTAAAACTAAGGTATAAATTATTATTTCTTTTTCTTCTTGTTCTTTTTTATCCATAGATTTTATAACACAAAGCGGTGGCTCGTAATCAGACTAACTCCTTGCGGAATTAGAGGGTCATACTTACCACCGCTTTGTGCCTGATTACGAATAACTGACCCTATATTCTATTTTCCTCTTTTTAAGGAACATTGTCAAGCTTCTTTTTCCACATCTTTTCCCCTGTATCCTACCCTGCCCGTGTTGCTAAGTAATTGGTAAATTAGCTTCACAGGCAGGAGTAGGATTATAGCCGGATTAGGTCTTTCCTCCCTAACTCACTATTTAACCTCCATTTCAAACGGCTTGGTAATCCATCTGTTTAAATAAGTATCTGTTTTTTTATGACAATTAAGACAAAGAGTTCTACCATTTGATAATACAAATCTCAGTTCTGGATAAAGAGAAAAAGATTTAATATGGTCTGCCTCTAAATCTCCACCCCTTTTATCACATATCTGACAAGTCCAATTATCTCTCTCAAAAACTTGATTTCGCCACGCTCTATATTTATAAGAATTTCTAATTAGTATATTTTCTTTAGTTCTTCCATCTATCCACAAAGGACTATTTTTACCCTTCATCATTTCGCTACATTCTCTCTTTCTCTCTAAAGTCCAACCATAATTATTATTCTTCGCATATTTTTTTTGGTAAAAATCCCTTTTATATTTTTTCATATAGTTTTTATCTGAACTTCTGCCATCTTTCCAATTTGAATTATTTTCTCCTTTCTGAATTTCTTTCATCTTTTCACTTATTTTTTTTCTTCTATCTTTTTCTTTTAATCTCATAATCTAAAGCCTTAAAATGAAGAATTAAATCAACAGTATTATCTTGATTATTTTTAATCTGCTTACTAACAATTTCTCCTCTAAGAAAAACAGTCAATTCTTCATCAAAATCAAATTTATCTTCAACAGGAAACCTATCTGTTATTTTTATTTTTATTTCGTTTATATTTTTCTCCTTCATATTTTAGTCCTTTAAAATGATTCTTAATTATTCGTAGATGTCGGCAATCCTTTTTACGGGTCTGAAACCCTATACAACTACATTCAAATCTTCCGTCCTCAAACCAACCCACAATGTGATATTTGCCTTTTTCAGATTTACTCGCTACCCTCCATTGGAATACTGGGAGAAGACCCAGCTTCCTCATTAGATAACGGCTCGGTCGTTGATTATTCATCCTCAATTACAGGTATTTCTTCATCAGAATCTTCTTTTTCATCTACTTCTTGGACATCAATATAAGTCTTCATTCCTTTTTTCTTTGCCTCTAAAATTACCTCGTCTAAAAGCTCTACTTCTGCCATTCTTTGAATTAAATAATGAAGCTCCCCATTCTTGTTTTTTACTGGGACTGTATAAAAGCAATTCTTACCCTTCTCTTCAAAAATCCATTTCATTTCTTCTCTTTCTTCTCCTGTCTGATAATCTGTTCCTTTTACAATTTTTTCCTCTAAAAGTTTCACTTTGTGCGGACCGTTTGGTGTTGCTACACCTTTTTCGTTCTTAGGGGCTAAATCTAAACGGGGGATAATCCCTGCTTTTTTAACTAATTCTCTTGATTTTTCTGCCATTTTTCTTTTTGATTGGTTTTTTAATGACCTTTTGTTGATTCTTTAATTGTTCGGCCCTGAATTCAGATTTGATTACTAAAGGATAGTCGCGTTCTTTTGGTTTTGCATCTGGATTTTCTTCTTCCCAAGTTTTATAAGCAATCTCAAATAAATCATATCTATCTGGGATTTCTGTAAGTTTGTATTTATTCTTATTCCTCTGATAGCCAACCTGTAAAATAGCCAATTTGCGATTTTTCCATTCCTCGCCTGTAATTCCTAATTTCTGATAGTCAATGTTAGCATGGCTATAAGCAGAAACTTGAATAATCATATCCTTCCAAATTGACTTACTACTCTTAATATCAATTATCCAAATCTGCCTCACTCCATCTTTAATATAACCAACTGCCCATATTCTATCTAATGTTCCAGCATATTCTTTAGCAAATATAGTCATCTCATTAGCTAATAGTTCTGGCTTTACCCTATCAACATAATTCCGGTAAGAAAGAATCGCCTCAATTTCCTCACCAGTCAGTTCTTCCATTTCTTCCGTTTCTTTATTGAGAAACTTCTCATCAATTTTTATTTCAGTTCCTTTATCAATTTCTTCGGTTGCTTGGTGGATTTTATCACCCTTTGTCCCTGCTTCCTTTTTGATTCTTTCTGCTTCTGTTAATCCCTTATCAGCTATCCATTTAACAAGATATGGACTGGTGTAGTAATAAGATTTTATCCAAGTTACAGAAGGAAACCATTTAATCTCTGGTAATCCCGTTTCTTCATTCATTATTTCTCTGCCATAAAATCTTTCATCACTTGTAGTTATTCTATAAACTTTTTTACCATCAACTGTTATAATTTCCTTAATTTCTTTTTTCATTTTTTTAAGGTTTCTTTTAAGAGCTGGAGGATCCTGACACTTCGCCACTCCGTTCCCGAAAAGCCAAATGTCCGCGACCAGCCCTTAAAAGAGGAACCGAGTTATTTTTCTTCTTCTTCTATTCTTTCATCTCTTAATTCATTTGCTTTCTGTCTAAAATGATTAT